CTGCGAAGTGTGCCTCGCGTGTCGCATCGGAGAGGCGGTCGGGAAGTGAGTTCGTGCAGAGCAACGAATGCGAAGGTGCACCGCCGATGATCCGCAGCGTTCTCCTCGCCCTCCTCGCCGCGCTGCTGGCCTGCTCTGCCCCGAGCGAGGCCCCCCGCGTGGCCGAAGTGCTCCGGCTCACGGTGCGCTTCCAAGCGGGCATGCGGGCAGACCACCGGGCGCGCGCGCGGGAGGCGCTCGCGACGGCGTGGATGGGTACGGGCGCCGTCGTCCTGGTCGAAGGCGCGCCGTGGGAGTCGGTGCCGCCGGCGACGGAGGGGCCGTGCACGACGGAGGTTCACCTCGGGTGGGTCGACCCGAGCAGCCCCGACGCGCCGAGCGACCCGAAAAAGATCGGCATCGGCTACGACCGGTGCACCGTTCGGGCCGCGCTGCTCGTCCGCGGGAGGGCCCGAGAGGACCAGATCGAGCGGGCCTTCGCGCACGAACTCGGGCACGCGATGGGGCTCGATCACGTCGACGTGGGCGTGATGGCGCCGAGCGTGGGGGAGGTCGCGGAGGTGGCAAGCGCAGAGGACTGGCGCGAGTTTTGCCGAGCCAACCACTGCGATAGGCAATGATCTTTTTTTCCAAAAATCGACCGAGGCCGGTTGACTGGTAGCCCAGTCTAGGCTAGATTGTGAGGTGTCGGGGGCACACGACGCCCCGGCAGAAAGAGACCTGACCATGGAAACCAAGATCATGAGCACCACGACCTTCGGACTTGAGAACCTCGAAAGCACCCGCTCGAAACTCGGCACCAGCGACAAGGCGATCTACGAGGGCGCCGTCAAGACGTACCTGGCAGTGGCGGCGGTCGCGAACGACTCGCGGCCGCTCGCTGGGGCGAGGCCGACGCTTGCGCAGGTCGAAGCGGCGCTCAACAGCCTCTATGCCATCGACGGAGTCGATCGCGAAGCCCTCGCCTACCTCGCCCGCGGCGCCATCGCTGCGTACTTCGGTACGGCCAAGAGCGAGCGGGAACGGCTCCAAGGAGCCCGCGCCCTCATGCTGGAGGACGCCCTCGGGAAGAACCTCTACCGCATCATGCGGGGCCGCAAACCGCGGCGCGTCGAGGCGATGGGCGGGTACGTCGGCCTGTACGCCTGAACCAAGTTGCCCCCCGCGGCCCACGACGGCCCGGGGGGCGTGGCGCTCTCGGCGCCGCGGAGAGACCCCACACGGCGCTTCGGAGCGCACGGAGACCCTAGCATGGCAGCGACGAAGCGCCGCAAAACGGCCTACATCCCCGAGGAGCAGCGGCAAAGCTCCACGCGGTTCCAGACTCGCCTGACGCCCAGCTTGCACGCCGCGCTCGAGAGCGCGAGCGAGCGGTACGACCTCTCCCCCGCCGTGGTGCTCGAGGTGATCCACGACCTCGCCGCGGCCTCCGGGAAGCTCGACGCCGCGCTCTTCGCCGCGATGGTGCTCCACGAGGACCCCAACGCGTACGCGCGCGTGGTGGGCCGCCCTGCGAGCGCAGAGGCCCGGGCGCTCGCGGCCCGGTCCGCGAAGCGCGCACAGACGATCATGGCCGCGGATAGGAAACGCTGATTGCCGATCAGGGCGCCACTTTTTTCCAAAAATCGACCGAGGCCGGTTGACTGGTAGCCCAGTCTAGGCTAGATTGTGAGGTGTCGGGAGCACACGACGCCCCGGCAGAAAGAGGCCTGACCATGGAAACCACGCCCAACTACGCCGAAATGTCCCTGAACGAGATCGTCGCTCACCAGGCCCAGGCCCGTTACCACCGCTACATGAGCGAGGATTTCCGGCCGGTCGGCGACCGCATCGCGAAGGAGCTCCAGGCGGAGTACGAGACCGCCGCGGCCCGGGCTGGATGGCGCATCGACTGAGCGAGCCGGGGGGGCCTTCGGGCCCCCTTCCCATTCCCCTTCCCCATTCACCCCACCGAGGCAGACCATGAGCGGAGGCTCCGCAGCACCGAGCGCGCGTCGAAAGCGCGCCGTCGAATCCTTCAAGTCGGCGGCAGAGACGATCGGACCTGTCCACGCAGACATGGCGCTCTTCGCCGTGACCCGCGGTCAGTTCTCGATGATCGACGCCATTCTTCACGTCCTCGATGCCGTGGGCTCGGGCGCCGTGCTTTCGATCTGGACGTGGACGATCGCGAGCTACGAAATCGACGTGTTCCGGCAGCTTGCCGACGACGGGCGCATCGCCGCGGGACTGCTGGTCATCGACGAGGGCGCCCGCGCAAAAAACTCCGAGCTGATCGCCGCCTGGAAAGCGCGCTTCGGCGCGCGCTCGGTGCGGTACGTGCTCAACCACTCGAAGATCGCCACCGTCGAGGCGAACGGGCTCCGCGTGCTCCTGCGCGGCTCGATGAACCTGAACCACAACCCTCGGTTTGAGCAGCTCGACGTGACGGAAGGCGGCCCCGACTTCGACCTCATCCGAGAGATCGAAGCGGACCTGGAAGAGCTCCCCGACACGGCGAGCGCCGCCGACGCCTACCGCGCAAGCAAGGTGAGCGCGGCCTTCGACGCGAAGACGCTCGACATGTTCGCCGGCCTCAGGCGTTGGGCTCCGAAGTGACCCAGGGGCGCCCCCAGACCCGATCGGTACGCCGGAGCTTGCAGCGCAGGATCGACGTTTGAGCGCCCGCGCGAACGCGCAAGAAGGGGTTTTCGATGGGCGCCCCCGTCCGCGGGTGAAAGACGATCGTGCCGTGCTTCGCGATGTTCTCCTCAGCCGCCGCGAAGTCGCGCAGCGCCGCGGTGTAGATGCGGAGGACGTCCTCCCCCGCCCGCGGGTTGTCCTCCCGCAGGATCTGGAGCGCGAGCTCGAACGTGAGGGGCTCGGCGCTCATGCGTCACCGTCCAGCGCCGGGCGCCCGAGGGGAACCTTTGGGCGCACGATCGGCCCGGGCTCCTCGTTGGGCTCGACGGGCTCGGTCCCGAGCAGGAGGCGCCACGCGGCATCGTCGGCCACGAGGTTCAGGTCGACGAAGTTGCCCTCGCCAAACCCGGGCACCGTGTTGCCGGGCAGCCCAGGCCCACCGCCCGAAAACTGCCAGAGCGCCCAGGACTGCCACGGAAAGAGGGACTTTGGGCCTTGCCCGGGGCGCGGGGCCCACGCGCCGGTCCTCGAGTACTGCGCCACCCAGAGCGGGTACCTCGCGAGCTCGCGGACGCGCCCGCCGTCCTTCCATTCGGGCAGGTAGACCTGCGCCGAGTAGATGCCCGCGCGGTGCCCCTGCTCTTGCACGCGCTCGCACCACGCCAGGATCCAGTCGACATAGGCCGAATCGCCCCCGAGCCGGTCCGAGATGCCCTGCTCTTCGCAGTCCAGCCAGACCGGCATTTCGCCCGGGTCGTCACCGACGCCGAGCCCGAGCCCCACGACGTGGTCGGCCTGCTCGCGCGCGGGACCTCGGCCAGCCCGGGCGAAGTGGTAGATGCCGACCGCGAGCCCTTGCTCGCGCGCCCCGTCGAGATGGAGCCGCGTCTCGGGGTCGATGCCGCGCGGTCCCTCCGAGGCCTTCGCGATGCACCCGCGGATGCGCCCGGGCGGCACGCCAAACGCGGCCCCGGGGTCGTGAGAAACCACCTTCTTCCAGTCGGGTTGGATTTGGACGGCCGAGGCGTCGACGACGTAAATTCTTTCCATGGCTCTCTCTCTCCTGTTCACGGCGGCACGAGCACAACCTCGCCCGCGGTCGCCTCCCGCAGTGCTCCCGATTCCACAACGAGACTCTTGCCCCCTGCCACCGAAGTCACGAGCGCGCCCCCGGAGAGGATCACGCGCAGGCCGTACGGCGCCGACGTCGGGAGCTCCCGGAGTGCCCCGTCGAGCAGCACGAGGCACCGTTTCGACGCGAGGCCGTACCGCACTACCGCAGCCAGATCGACCGCGTTAAGCTCGGTGTCCGAGAACGACTGGTCCGAGACGCCGAGCTCCAACACCTTCGCGTCGAGCGCCTGGGCCGCGCCCGTGTAGTCCGCGCCGACGAGCAGCACGTTTGTGGGGTCCGCGGCGATGTCCGTTGCGGCCACGCTCGTCCACGCACCGCCATCGACACGCACGCTCGCGTTTGTACCGTCGAGCCGAGCCTGGATCCGATGGTATCCCGGAGAAAGCGCGACGTAGGCCGTCTGGACGGGACCGCCGCTCGTGTAGACCCCGAACGAGACCCCCGAGGACGACACGCCGAGCGCGATCGTCGCGCTCGACTCGGTCACGATGATGCAAGGGTCGTCAAAGACGTAGGTGCCGGCTGCGGGGGCGCTCCGAACTTCAACGACCGCGTGAATCGTGCACGTGGTCGCGCCGAGGTACGTTCCTTCGGCGGGGTCTGCCGTGCGAAGAAGACTCGCAACGCCGCCGAAGTCCGCCGGGGTGTACCCGTTTTGCGTGGCCCCACCGACAGGCGGAGTGACCGCCTCGGAGAGGTCTCGACCTGCGCTCGAACCGGCCGACGCTACACCTGGCCACGGGCTACCCGTGAAGTTGGCGCGCCAGAATCCGGTCCAGGCGAGGTTGAGTGGCGACGCGAGGGACGCGCCGAGCAGCGTCAGGAACATGTGCGCGGCCCTCCGCCAGTGGGCGTCAAATCACCATTTGGCGGAGCATGACGGCGCTCGTGTTCAAGATCATGTACACGAATCGGATCGTCGTCGCTCCGTCGACGAACGACGCGTCGAACGCCGTGTCTCCGACGATCGCGGCGCCGTTGGGGTAGAGCATGGCACCCCACCCGTCCATTTCGCTCGTCGCGAAATTGTAGCGGAACCAGCGGCCTGTCGCGTCTTTTTGTATGTAGAGCGCACCATCCGCGATGACGTATTTGGTGCCCGTCGTGAAGGTATCGGTGGCGGGTCCGTAGGTGACCGCGGCCCACGAGTTGGCTGCGATGTCGTACCGGTCGAGCAGCGCACCGGCGGCCCCACGAAACGAGTAGATGTACCGACCGTTTTGGATCGTGTTCTCGGCCGTCCAATCGCTCTCGGGCGCCGAGTGTACCCAGTGCGCGGAGAGCCCCGCGCCGGGCGCACCGCCACGCGCAACGCCAGGGGAGAGCGTCGTCCACGTGTTGGCCGAGATCGAGTAGCGGTACATCGTGACCGCGTTGTTTCCGACGAGATACAGGAAGTCGTCGTTTCCCTCGATCGAGTAGGTAGACGTTGCGTCCGGCTGAGTGGTCCATGCCGACGACACGGTGATCACGGTTCCCGTGTTGCTCGCGATCGTGCGGATCTGGCCGGCGCCCGTACCGCCAGTGATGCGGATCTGCGAGTTCGCCCACTGGTTCGTGGCCCACGACTTTGCGCCGTTCGTGAGGGTGCTAGCGCCACCCGCGGTCGCCGTGCCCGTCGCGAACTGCTTGTAGGCTGAGTCGATCCGCGATGGCGTGGATACGAGCTTTGCGTCCGTCCCGATGGTGGCCGGGAGGCCCGTGATCGTGAGGGTCTGCCACGTGTTGGTCGGGAAGTCGTAGACCTTGAACGAGCCGGCGGCGAGCGTTCCAGCGCCGAGCACGTAGAACCGCGGCGCGATGATGCGGTAGACCGTCGACGCGGAGAACGCGACGCCCGATGCCGCAGTGAACGTGATCACGGCGTTCGCGCCGATCGTGTTGCTCGCGATCGTCTTGGTCTCGCCGGCATTCGGGCCTGCGAGGATCTGGACCGAGTAGCCTCGAAGGTCGCGCGCGAGCGTCTGGTTCGTCGTGATCGTGGTCGTCGTACCCGCCGTCGCGGTGAGCGATTGGGCTCCAACCGTCGAGCCCGTCGACATGGCCCCGCCGACGCCCGTCGCGCCGGCGCCGAAGGTGCCCGCGAGGGCTGGGCTCGGAACCTGCACGAACCCATCCTCGCCCGGGTGGTAGAGATAGGCGACCGTGTTCGACTGCACGAGGAGTTGCTGCTGTCGGTAGCACCTCGACGACACGATGAAATGCGCGGCGGCCGTCGCGCTCGGCGCAGGCGTGCACATCTCCCAGCGCTTGAGGTCGAGGATCTTTCGATTGCCGTTCGTGGTTGCCATCTCAGGTCACCGACACATTTCTTCGGAGCCCCGAGGCGCCGATCATCGTGAGAGCTTGGATCTGCGGCGCGGCCGAGTACCCGCCGACGTTGGTTTGGTTCGAGACTGTCGCCACGGTCGTGACGTTCGCGAGCGTCGCCGAGATCGCCTCGACGGCGACACGCAGGCGGCCAGAGACGTCGGGGTAGGCATTCCCGGTGTTGCGCACGAGGACGTTCAGCGCGGTCCGGATTGCCTCGAGCGACTCGACGAGCTCGCCGGAGCCCATGACGGGAAGCGGGTTGGACGCGCCGACGTCCCCGTCCACGACGCCGTCGGAGCCGGTCACCACCTTTACGCGCTGGTAGTGCACGCCCCCGACTTCGTCGGACGCTACGGTTGCCCCTGAGCCTGGGGTATAGGCGAGGTTGTCGGCCATGGTGCGACCTCCTCAGGCCAGCGTGATCGGTTGCTGCGGCTCGAAATTGATCTCGGTGGCCGAGACCGCGACGCCGAGATTTTGGACGATGTGTGTTGCCGTCGAAGGGGCAGTTTCGGTCGACGTGCCCGGGGTCGCGCTGAGGAACTGCGCAGCCCCAGGTGTTTTGCCGCTAACCTGACTGTTCGTTCCCTCGAAGTAGACCGTTGCCGTGTTGCCCGAGGTGACCGCGGCGAGCACGAAGCCTTGCGCCGGCTTGTTCGTCGCGGCATCGGCTTTCCGCACGCGCGCGCCGCCCGAGTTGTGCACGTTGACGAAGTCGCCGGCCGCGAGGTTCTCGCTCGCCTGAATGTCCTTCGTGTCGGGCCCGACGCCGGTCGGGAGCACGCCGACGGCGATTCGACCGGTGCCGTCCATTTTGACGAGCTTGTTCGCGGCGGACGTGGCCGACGCGTTCGTGATCGTGTCGTCGAGGATGCCGGCCGCGTTCAGCGCCGCGAGCTTGCCCGCGTCGCCTGCGCCCGCCGAGGTGTTTTTGCCGTTCGTGATCGTGAGGTCGAGCACGCCGGAGCCGTTGAGCTGAGGAACCTTCGCCGCATCGCCAGCACCCGCGCTCGTCGCGATCGTCGACTCCTCGGTGAGAACACCGGAAACCTGCTTGAGAAACTTCGGCATTTTTCGTCTCCTATTTCACGCGAGTTGAATGGGGGCGGCGATGCGCACGAGCATCGACGTCGCGCTCGTCGCCACCCCGAGAACCATGAGCGAGCCAGACACGGGAGCGGACTGCGTGAGCGCGCCAGCGGACCCGAGATAGATGAGTCCACCCGGCGTCCAGGACCACGTTGGCTCCACGAGATCGCCGGTCGTCACGATCGTGGCGCTCGCGCCTGATACCGCCGCGCCCGATGTGATGCCGAGAACGGTCGAAAGGCCCGATGGGGCTGCCGGGTCGGCGTACTCGACGGCGCCGTCTGCCCTCTCCCGCACGGCACGATGCCCCGAGAGCGCCGTGGAGGCTTGACGCGCGATCGACGCTCCGCCTGCTAGCCCAGGCGGCCCCTGAGGACCGCGCCGGCCGAGCTCGAGCACGACGCCCCCGCCCTCGCCAAAGGCGACGCTCGGCCCGCCGTCGAGCGAGATCTCCAGCAGGTGACGAACGGACGGGACGAAGGCAAGGGAGCTCACCGGGTGACCGCCTCCTCGATGCGAACCTGGACGGTTCGGGTGATGTCGGTGTCTCCGCCCGGGTCGGTGAGCGCGACATCCCAAACCGCGCCACCGGCAGGCCAGAGCGCGGTGACGGCCGCCGCCGCGTAGACCTCGAGCTCCCCTCGGTGACCAACCTGGTCAGGGTGCACGCTGCAGGTGAACGACGCGATCTCGGCGCCCGACGGGTCACGGAGCTTGCTCGCGACACCCCAGCCGGTCAGGTCCAAGAGGGCGCCCGCGGAATCCCGGAGCGTGCCGGTCATCCGCCACGTCGAGCCACGCTTGAAGCAGAGCGCAGCCGACATCGGTCAGCCCTCCGGCTTGTCGTCGCGGAACGTCGAAAACTTCTCGCGCGCCAGTTCGTTCGCGATGACCTCTTGCGCGGCGAAGAGCGCATCGCGCGCCGAGGAGCCCTCGTGCACAGCCTTGGCGGCGGCAAGACCCGCCTCGACGAGCACGGTCGTCACCGTGCGCGCCACGTCCCCCGCGGCGCTCACTGGCACCATCCCGTGCGCGGGCGCGCGTACTTGTCTTGGACGCGGTGACGGCACGCGAGGTAGCCCTCGCACGTCGACGCCGACCGGCGGCACACCTCGAGCTCGGCGCCGTAGGCCGCCGGGGCGGCCGTGCTCGGAGGTGCGCAGCCGTCGGTGAGCACCACGAAGCCGAGGACGGCGACGAGGAGCGGCCCGGGCGGGCCACGGAAGGGGGACTGGAGGGAGGAGATCATCGGTGCTCCGCGGTGGTGGTGGTGACGGCGAGGCGCTCCCCGAGGAACCCACCCGCCATGCTGAGGACGACGACGGCGATCGCGGCGGCCGCCCAGCGGATCGCCGTCTGGCGACGATGCTCGCGGCGCGCGAACTCGCCGATCCCGGGGATGCTCTCGACGCCCTTGCCGGTGACCGCCTCGTACGTCGCCGCCGAGATCGTGAGCGTGCGCTCGCCCGCCTCGGCGAGGGTGTCGAGCTTGGCGTGGACCCGCTCGAACTCGTCGGCGATGCCGTTGCGCAGCCAGTGGATGTCCCGCATGTCGACGGGGCCGCCCGGGCGCGTGGGGTCGTAGTCGATCGGGCGGTACGAGGCCCCGTTCGTGCGCGACGCGCTCACGGCACGACCTCCTCGTGGGCGTGGTCGGCCGGCGGGCACGACGAGCGGCACCGCTCGGCCGCCTTGCCCAGCTCGTCGTTCACGCGGTCGAAGTCCGCGATCTGGTGCTCGGTGAGCGAGTCGAGCTTCTTGCGGTACGCGACCACCGCGGGATGCTGACCGCTCTTCGTCCGGTCCTCGCCCATCACGGCCTCCGTCCTACGGCCTCGACCACGTTCGCGAGCTGCGCGACGGCCGTGGTCGTGCGCTCTTGGATGTTGATCGCCCGCTCCCCGAGGCTCTTCGCGTCGTCGACGCGGCGCTCGTGCACCTCGGCCAGCTCCTCGCGGAGCTTCGCGAGCTCGTCGTCCTTCTTGTCGCGCATCGCGGCGAGCGCGTCGGCGCCCTCTTTGCGCGCGGCCGCGAGCTCCTGGTCTTTGCGCCAGAGCGCAATGACGGCGAGCACGAGGAGCACCCCGAGCAACCCCTGGCCCACGATCGTTTCGACGAGCTTCGCGGTATCCATCCGATCACGACTCCAGGCGCGCGCAGCGCCACTTGATGGTTGTGGCGGCCAGCCCGGTGACGGTGACCTCGATCTTCTTGGTGGTGATGTTGTAGACCAGGGTGGCGACGAGCCCGGAATAGGTGCCGCCAACCGTCTCGAGCGTGTAGATCCACGAGCACGTTCCGCTCACGTTCGCCATCGAGCGCGTAAGAAGCCAAGAGCCGTTCACATCGTTGATCGGCGTCTTCTCGGCGTGCACAAGCACGCGGTACATTTCGGTTTTTTGCTCGGCGGGCTCGGGATATTCGGCGAGCACGAGCGGCGTGGCGTCCAGGGTGTTCTTCTCGGCCTTCGGCGACGCCCACGCGTCGGTCGCGCCAAAGAGCTTGTCGAGCCAGCTGAGGACGAGTGCCACCCCTGAGATATGCCATCACCGCCAGGCCCGAGACGTCTCGAGCCTGACGAGCGATGTCGATTCTCGGCCACTCGCGGCCACTCGCGGCAGCTTACGGCCGGATGCCGAACGCGTAGAGCCGGACACGCCCGCTCCCCCCGGTCCCGCCGGTGCCGCCGACCCCGTTGTTCGCCGGCCCGTTGCCCGCGCCGCCACCACCTCCACCACCTCCGCCACCGCCGGAGTTGGCCGCCGCGCTCCCGCCGTTCGCGCCAGCCACGGCCACGCCCGCGTTGTTTCCGTCGCCGCCGTTGCCGCCGTCCCCCGCGCTCCCGGTCGGCCCGCCACCACCGCCACCACCGCCAGCGCCACCGCGGCGAAGGCCTGAGTCGGCCCCGGGAGCTCCACCGAACCCGGCGATCCCCATGCCCGCCGCGTAGCGCACCCGCGTGCGCTGCGGAAGGCCGTTCCGGCCCGCGCGGCTCCCCGGCGGGCGCACGTGGTACGCGGGACCTCCGGAACCGGGAGGCAGAGGATAGCGGACGACGGGCGCCGCGGTAGTCCAGGAAAGAGTTGTGATCGACGTGCCGAACGACGGACCGACCCACTCGTCATCGGAGAAATATGCCCACGGGGTACCGCCAAGGGCCATGAACGTAGACCCGACGGGAGCCGCGTTGGACGCGCCGCCGCCGCCGCCGCCGGCCCCGCCGAACTCACACAGGACCTCGCCCGTCGAAACGCGAGTAACGGTCGACGCCTGCCCGGGAGCGCCCGCGGTACCGTAGGGCGCTCCGTTCACGCCCCCAACGCCTCCGGCTCCGACGTCGATGGAGTAGGTCGCTCCCGCGACGAGGGGAATGATCGCCATTTGTTCGGGAGCGCCTCCGCCGCCCGCGGCACCCATCGCGAAGGCGTCATCCAGGGCAAGGCCATCAGTCGCGCCACCGCCCCCGCCTCCCCCGCCGTACCCGACGGCGATCGCGTAGGCCACGCCAGCGGGCGCGACCCATGCCGCCGCCGGGACGAGGAACTCCGCGACGGCAAAGCACCTCTGGTAGAGCCAGACGGTTCGATCGGCGACTCCCTCGAACGGCACATTCACAGATCCGGCCTCGATGGGCTCGCCGTCGTCGGGAAGCAGAATCGAAGCGGGGAATGCGGGACCACCAGCGTAAGGTGCGCTCATCAGAACTCCCAATATCGGCAGTTGGTGAACCGGCCGCTTCGCACGCGCGCGCTCGACGGGTCCCCAGAAATCGACGGCTCCGACCACGAACCCCAAGTGCCATTGGGGCACGAGAAGGGGTCGGCCGGGTCAAACTGACTTGGGTCGTCCGTCCAGATGACGGCCCGAATCCTCGAGTGCCCCGCCTTCCACTCCTGCATGAGCGCGCGCAGTTCGTAGAGCTGCGAGCGAGGGATCTTGTGACCGAGCCCTTCGTTCATGCCGTACACGCGCCCCAAAGCCGCATAGTTGCCCTGGACCGGGTAAATGTCGGTGTAGATGACCACGAAGAGGTTGCTCCACCAAAGGGCCCTCTCGGGATGCGAAACGGAATCCCAGTCCCACGTCGCGGTCTCGACCACGACCGACCCGTCAGAATTCCGCGTGGTCCACACCCCGTTTCGGCAGATGACGCGGACCTTCGGCGAGCCCGGCAAGTACTCCTGAATTTGCCGCGCGAGCTCCCGCGCCGACCCCTTGACGCGTCGGCGCTCCACCCAGTCGACCAGCTTCGCCGCGAACGTGTCGGTGGTGTCGGCCAGGCCTCGGGTGATGCCGCGCGATGCCGAGATCAACGGGAGCGCCGTCGGCGTGCCCACCCCCGGCCACGTCGCCTGGATGCCCTGCGTGAGGACCTCGGCCGCCGCGTCGCACATGGCCGCCACCGACCAGAGCACGCGATAGCCGACGTCAAGCCCCGGCCGCGAGGCGAACTCGCTCGGAATCCACGCGGTGAACGCGTCGCGGAACCTCTGGCGCGCGGTCACGTCGGCGACCCTTCGACGAAGCGGACCTCGATCGTCGCGGCGAGCACCGCGATCTCGCCTGGCGCAAGCGGGATGTCCGCGTCGTCGTCCGCGTCGACGTCGAAGATGCTCGGATGAGCCGACGCGATCGCGGCCTTCATGCGGTCGGTGAAGAGGTACGCCGACGAGGCCGGGGTCTTCCGGATGCCGCCGATCGGATAGTCGGCCACCAGGGCAACGAGGGCAGTCTCGGCAGGGACACGAACCGCCGACTCGGCGACGCCAGAGGTAGCGCGCGCCCACGCGGTGAACTTCCGGCTCACGAGCACCGGAGTTGCCCCGAGAACCGTCACCCGCACGTCCGGCGGACGGGCGAGCTCATCGATCGACGTGGCGATAAAGGGAAGGTCGGTCGGCACGGGCGGGCCACTCGGCGACGCGACGTAAATCGTCTTGAGGCCGGTGTCGCTCGATGGCGACTGCGCAACGCGGTTGACGTCGACGGGCGAGCCGTCCAGGCGTTTCGCCGAGCGCACCGCGTAGGAGTAGGCGCCGCTCGGGCCGAACGGCGAGAGAGTGTCGAGCTTGTCTCGGCATCGCTGGCGGAGCGGCGGATCCTTCTCCTCGTCGCTCCCAACGAGGGCGACGAGGTTCGTCACCTCCACGCCGGTCATGACGGTTTCGAGCTTCCGAATGCCACCCGCGGCAACGCTCGAGGCCGAGCCCGCCTCGAAAGCCTCGAACGTGACCTCCAGGGTCTCGAGGGGCCCGAGAACGAACGACTCCACGTTGCGGTACGACTTCCGGCCGTCCTCCCAGAGGACGGTGACCTCGCCGATCGCCTTGGTGAAGGTCCCGCCGCCCGTGTTCTTGAGCTGCACCTTTTCGCGCGCAAAGGTCGCCGGGATACGGTCCACCTTGTAGACGTTCTTCGCGGCGAGGGTGAGCCAGTCGCCCTCGGCGGTGTCGAGGAATCCGGACCGGATAAACGCGGCCATGACGGCGGAAAACGCGGCCATCGTCCGGGCAAGGATGCGCATGAGCGTGCGGGTCTTCCCCGCCTTCACCCAGGAGCGCGCGGGGATCTGCATCGTCTCGAGGATCGTCAGCCACGACTCGAGGATCTCGTCTTCGGTGAGCGCTCGCGAGAGCTCTTCGATCGTCAGCATTCAGGCCGCCTCCGTTCCGGTCTCGACGGGCAAGGCCGTCGACAAAAGAGCGCCATCGTTCGTCACGATCTCCAGACGGATCGTGAAGGTGGTGGGGCCCTCCTGCTCGATGCGGGCCGCGACGCTCGCCACCCGCGGATCTTTCGCCACCTCGGCCTCGAACTCTCGCCGAGCTTGCTCGACGTCAAGCACCGGAGCCGAAAGCCAGTCGTGGGCAGCCTCGCCAAAGTCGAGGTCGTCGAGGTTGGTGCCTCGGCGGGTGGTGAGCCGCCGCAAGACGTCTTGCTCGAGCTCCTCCATCGCGCTCGCGCACTCCGCGGCGAAGGGGTCCAGATCGAAGGGGCCTCGCAGCTCCATCACTCGGCCTCCAGTTTTTCGCTCATCGCCGGAGGCGGAGCCGTAACGGGCTGGCCGAGAGCGCCGAGCGCCGCCGTCACGGCCTGGAACCACGCGGCGCCGCCGAGCACCACCGGCGCGCCGCCGCCACCCACCGCGACCTTCTTCGTCGCGTGAAACTCGATGCGCTCAGGCTCCCACCTCTCCCCTCGCGGCCCTTCCCAGGCGATGACGCGCGGGAAACGAGGATCGCCCTCGGCAAAGACCACGAGGACTTCGGTTCCGAGCTGGACCTCGGCGCGCATGCCCGGGAGGCCGGGGAGGATGTCGGCCGGGAGAACGTCGGGAACGCCACTCGAAGGCGTGACGATCTGCAGGTTCAGCCGGTCGCCCGCGCGCGTATAGACGCGGTAACGGTAGGTGCGGAGGTAGACCGCGCCAGAAAGCTCGAGGATGGTCGCGCGCAGCGCGGAGGAAAGAGGCGATCCGGGCACCGGAGAGCACCACGCGGTGCACCGCTGCCCGCTCGCGTCGAGCACCGTCTCCACGTCGCGGACCACGAGGGGGGTCGCAAAGCGCGTGTCGGTGAACATCCAGCCTGGACGCACGAGCTCGGACGAGAGGACCGACGCGATCTTGGTCCTCGGGTCGTACTCGGCAACGAGGGCGCCCTCGGGAGCGGCCGTCGCGGTGCGCGCCTTCACATGCGTGACGCCGAGGTCGTCGACGTACCACGCACGCCCCGCGAGCACTCGACCAGCTGGCCCAGCGACCCGAACGAAATCAGGCCCGAGGCCCGCCTCGTCGACCTCGCCCACCGATTCCCCGGCCGCGGCCGCCGTCGTGCGTACGACGGTGGACAGCAGCACGCCCGCGTCAGACTGGAAATGCTGCCCGTCGACCTCGCGCCCCCATCCGTCGCCGCCGCCCACGACACGAGCGACGACGCGCGCGCCGAACCGTCCCGAGGCCTCGGGCTGCACCGTGCCAGACAGGCGCTCGCCTCGAAGGTCGAGCGTGACGCGTCCGGTGGGAACGTCCATGGTCGCGCTGGTGTCGAGCGACACGTCAGCGAACCACGCGCCCACCTGGGGCATGCGCAGGCGCACCTGAAACACCGATCGGCCGTTGAGCGAAAGCGTCATAGCAGCTTGTTCACCTGGTCCACGAGCTCGTTGATCTTCACGTCGGCCGCGTCCTTCGCGGTCGGCGTCGGGAGGGTCGCGCTAGGAATCCCGGCCGTCGGCTGCTTGAGGACCGGGCGAGGCGCGCGAAACACCATCACGAAGATGGTGCACGTCCAAAGCCCTTCGGGGCTCACGTCCCACTGCGAGACGTCCTCGACAACGACGTGGGTGACGTTGTGCGGAGCCACCCGCAGAATCGGGTGATAGATGGAAATGGCGCGGTAGTCCGAAGTGGTGCGCCCCGTCGGCTTCGGGAGCACCTTCTTGGCGAACTTCTCCCACTCCACAAAGTGGGAGTCGAGCCACGCCACCACCTCGATCTCGAACTTCGGCGGGGGGCCCCCCTTGTAGGTCGTATAAGCCGAATCGAAGCCGTAGCCGGTGAGGACCTCCCAGCTCCGAGGATCGCCAAGCTTGCGCGGGCGAGCGGGGCACGGAATCCACTCGGAATTCATACGGACGCGATCGGAAAACGGAGCGGTCATGTCACCACCATGATCCCCTCCGACGCCGCGAGCTCGCGGAGGACCTCGAGAAGCTCCGCGCGGACGTTCGGAGCACGGAACGCGTCTCGCGGACCGTCGCCCTTGACCTCGAGCACGATGCGGAGGACGCGCTCGACCGCGCCGCCAGATGCCGCGCGCGCGCCTCGCGGAGCGGCACCGACCGGGGGATCGGGCGCCATCCGGTCGACCGCCCGGCGGACCAGTCCCGCGCCTTGCTCGACGCCCTTCGCCGTTCCGGCCGGGAGCTGGTAGCCGTCGCGCGCGAAGACGCGCGAAGGCGAGCGGATTTCGGTCCGACTCGTGAAGGCCTTGCGCGCCGTGTCGGCGAGGCCCACCACCGCGTCTTTGAGCTTGCGCGCGCCTCCCGTCACGCCCGACACGATGCCGTCGACGATGTTGGTCCCGATGTCGGACCAGCTCATTGCGGAAAGTCGAGCGTGAAAGCCGGTGAGGAGACCCCAAAGCTTTTGCATCGTCCCGATGCTGGCCGCAGCGCTGTAGCCGACGGCGCCGACGGCCACGGCGACGAGCCCGAGCACGCTCGCGATCGAGAGCGCCGCGTACTGCCCGGCGCGCAGCGAGACCCCGAGAAGGTCGACGTTGCCCAAGAGCTTCGTGTCACCAAACGTGTCGTTGAAGCTCCGTCGCATCTTGAGGACTGCCACGGTGAGCGAGAGGCCGCCGATGATCAGACCCTTGAAAAACTGCTCCGCGATCGGGGTCGCCTTTCCGAAGACGCTGACCACGCCGTCGCCGAAAATCGTCACGAGCTTCTTGAGCGCGGCACCGCTGACCGTGGACTCGTCGAAGAGCAGACGGAAGCTCTCGACGGACTTCAGCATCGGCTCGAGCTTGACGTCCTTCGTGAGCCCGAGGAGGGACTCCCGGAACTTCTGCGACTGCACGCCGAGGTCGAGCATCTTGCGCGCGTTCAGCTCGCCGAACTTCTTCTCGATGGTCTCGCGCAGCACCTTGGCGCCAAGCCCGAGCGGCACCCGGCCCTCGGCGAGGGCCGCGCGCGCGTCCTTCACGCCGATCTTCATCGCCCCGGCGAGTCGCTCCGCCACCTCGTCGAACGCGACGCCGGTACCGACGAGCGACTCACGGTTCACGAAGAGCCGCTGGGAAAGCCGCCCCGCCTCGACCAAGCCTCGAATTTTGCTTGCCGCCTCCGAGCCCATCGCGTCGGACGCCTGCGCAACCGCGTTGAAGGTGTCGACGATCGTTTCTCCCCGCATGCCGGCGCGGGCCAGCTCGTTCGCGAGCCCCGCGAGCTCCTCTCGAGACGTGGAGACCTTTCCGGCCAGCGCCTCGATCTGCGTGCCGAGCGCGGCCCCGTTGGCCGCCCCGCCCGCCGCTGCCTCCCGGAAGAGCGCCGTGGTCCGCGCCGCGTTGGCCCCCTCGACGACGAACGACGCCATCTTCGCGGTGAGCCCCGCGGCCGCAACGGTCACCGCGATGACGGCCGCCGCGACCCCGACGAGAGCCAGCCGGAAGATGCCGGACGAGACGGAACCGCTCCCGACGATCTTCGCCAGCCCGGCGAGCTTCGACTGGAGCGCCGTCGCCGGCCCGCCCACCTGTTCGAGCGCGGAGCCCATGCCGCCGGTGTCCGAGCTCGCCGCCTTCGTCCGCGTCGAGAGGTCCTCAAGGGCCACGCCCGACTTCAGGGCGCTTACGGAGAGCGCGGACATGTCATCCCGCAGCCCGTTGATTTTGGCCTGAAGCGCGGCCTTCTCCGTCTTTACCTCCTCGCTCGACCCGCGAAGGCGCCGAAGCGTCTCGGAGTACGTCTTGATCGCCTTCTCGCCCGCGATAAGACGCTCGCGCATCTCCGCGATCGACGCAGCGGACTCTTTCGAGGCCTGCGCCGCGTTACCCTGAAGGCTGATGTCAAAAACTGCCTCGAGCGCCACGGCCTAGTACTCCTCGCCGTCGTAGGTGATCGTCGCGACCGTCGCGCCATCTCGCGCGGGTGCGTTCCGCATGGCCTCGAGGCCTCGGAACAGGAGAGCGCCGGCGACCACGGCCCGCTCCCCCTCCTCGCCCTCCGTCGGCCCGCCGAAGAGCGCGACGAAGCACTCACCGGCGAGCAGAGGAGACGACGTCGCCTTGCGAAGGAGCGCTAGCGTTTTCCCAGCTTCGTTGCGTCCTCGCAGCGATGCAGGGCGATCAGGGCGTCTTGAAGACGGATGACGAGGCCGGGAGCCGCGTTGAAGAGCTCCTCCGCCTTCTCCCGAGTGGGCTCGTGGAGCTGGTCGAGAACGAACGCGCGCGCCGCGATCATGCGCTCGGGCTCGGTCGCATCCTCGGCGGTGATCGCGGCCGTGAGCTTCTTGAAGTGCAGGCCGTCCCCACGCACGACGGCGCACGGCCCCTCGGTTGTTCGGATGACGTCCCAGCGCCGACCTCGACGGCCGAGCCGCGCGGTAAGCTCCAGTTCGAGCTCGAGCGCTCGCTCCTCGTGGGCATCCTCCGACTTGGCGACCTCGGCGTTCGCGGCCGCCAGTTTCGCTTTCAGCTCTTCGATTTTGCTCACAGCGGACCTCGTGCGTAGAGAACGGCTCCGTTCTCGGTGATGGTTTCGGTGATCCAAGAGAGGTCGTACATGAGCCCTTCGGGCCCCTCCGACGTCGTGGTTTTGGACTCCTCGAGTCGGCAGTTCGTCGCGACCATGACGAGTGGGGGACGTTTCGGCTCGAAGCACTTCCACGTGATCGGCACCACCGCCGATCCAGCGGAGCCGAGGCCCTTCAACGACAGCATCGCGATGAGCGCGACGTAGCTGTTGGCCAGCATCTTCATGGCGATCGCGTCGGCATCGTAGACGCCGCTCGTCACCCCGAGAGGGCCGCGCGACCGGTTCATGCCAGGGACCTTGGCGTGGGTGCGCTTTTGCCCGTACGAGAACTCCGTGAGGCCCACGAAGGGCGACACGCCGATCACGAGCTCGGTGGAGGCCCACGAGAAGATGTTGCCGTTGACCTTGTAAAGTAGCTTGTCGGTCATGATGCCTCAGGCCGCCGAAGCGGGAATGGTGCGGACGAACTTCGCCTCGATGCTGAACTTCTTGGCGTAGGCCAGGCTCTTGATCCAGACGTCGCCATTCAGCGTCGCCGGGCCGTTGCTCCCGAGGTCGTCGGTGCGAGAAAGCACGAAGCCGCCGTCGGTGATCTGCCCGTCCAGCTCGGAGCGGATGACGGACGAAACGAGGTCGTCGATCTCTTGAGCGTCGACCTCCACGATGTGGTTGTTCTCGTCCTTCCGGATGCCGCTCGAGAGCTTCTGCGTGAGGAGCTCCTTCGCGATCTCGCACGCGCGGTTCATGGTCCGCATGTGCTGCCAGTACACGTAGTCGGACCCCGGAGACGAGAAAAGCAGCGGGTTCGTCACGTACGCGCCGGGGAGCTGATCGAACGAGCGCGCGACCGTGAAGCGGGAGTCGTCCAGCCCGGGATAAATCGCCTCGTCGTGCCACTTCGGATTTCCTCGGTCGTCCTTGATGTTGACGCCCGAGAGGGGACCCAGCGACACCTGAGCGCAGTCGACGCCGCGGGCGATCGACATGCCGCGGGTGACCGTCGCCAGCATGAAGTCGCGCACGTGGACGACACCGGTGATAGGGCTCGATCCGTCGAACACATCGGCCCCGACAAGCCCGCCCGTGTCGGCCTTCGCGGAGAAGATGGTGTCGATCGCCGTCTTGAACGCGGCCTCGGTCTCACCCGAGTTTCGCGCGCGCGTGTTTCCGCTGGTGGTGTAGTAGCGCCCTTCCGCGTCTCGAGCCAGGCGCCACGCGGCGAGGGTGTCGAACATGGTGCCGTCGAGCGGCCCGACCACGTGGACATGCTCGAACCGCTGCGACGAAAGGCGGAGCGCCTCGAGCGCCGCCACCAAGTCGGCGTTGTTCATCCGCGCCGCGGTAGTCGGGAGGCTCTCCGTCTGCCCGGCGAGCATGGTGCCGGCCGCGAAGTTGAGCGTCACGCCCGTGGAGAGCCCGGTCGGGAGCTTCAGGAGCAAGGTGTTCGCCACGCCGAGCGCGAGCGTCGCCGTGTAGTTGACGCCACCGTCGAGGCTGTATTGGTAGGTAATTCCGGCAGTGCCTACCGTGCCGCCCGCGACCACCTTGAAGATGATCTGATAGTCGTCGATGGGAGTGCCCGTCGCCGTGACGACGGATGTTCCCGCGCCGGAGTGAACGACGGTGCCGAGCACCGCGGCCACGCTCGCAGCCGAGCGCACGCAGACCACCGGGCGTTGCGTAAACTGCATCATCCAAGCGGCGTTTTCCGGAAGGAGCCCGCCGCCGAACTCGGTGACGAGCGCCTTCGACTTGCCGAATGCGGCCGCCTGGTTCTGCGTGCCCGAGATCGCCGGAGCGATGATCGCGCAAATGCCGTCGGCGCCGGGGCGCACGACTCCCGTGTTTCCGTCGGTCTTGGTGATCTGCACGTTCGGAAGCATCGAAACTCCTCACGCCCCGGGGGGCGTTCCTTTGTTGACCTGGCCGCTCGGGAAAACACGCTTGAGCGGGACGTCGTAGAGCGGGAACCGGACGGTCAGCGCGGCCCGCAATTCGGTGCCGTGCACGAGCACCGCAGGGTCGACAACGAGCCCGATGTCGCCCCACGCGTGCTCCGCCGGGTAGACCGCCGCGAAGGCGCGCACGACCCACTGAAAGAGTTCCTCGGCCGCCTCGAACGTGGCCTCTTCGTCTCGCGAGAGCGATGCCGCCCACACGAACACGGTGTAAAGGGCCTCCCAGTTCGCGAGGCTCCGTGCAACGTCGTTGCCTCCAAGGTCTCGTTGGCCGGGCTGGTGCGCCGGAGCAATCCGACCGAGCCGCCCGCCGTCGTCGCCGGGCTGGATGACGACGCGGTTCGCGCTGCCCGCGCCCTGGTTGATGCGCGACGGGTGAGCGCGTCGGCCGAAAACGACCGTCGCGCCGAGCCCTTGCGCGGCGAAGTAGTCGCGGATCGGACCGACGGACGCCGCAATCATCGGCCCCCCGTGATCTTGCCGAACGCGACGGCCGAGGCTCCGCGGATCGCTTCGGCGTACGACGCGGGGACGGTGTCCGTCGCGTCGGGGATGATCTTGCGATGCGCCTTCTTCCCGGAGCCCTTGCCGGCGGTGTGGAAGAAGTGGTGCCCGCGCACCACGACCTGCAAGCTCGTTCCGAGCGCGGCCCTGACGACACGAACGACGATCGACGAAGCCGCGTTCGCGAGAGGTCGCCCGCCGTCGGACTTGCGCGGCGCCCACGCCTCCCCCTCGGGCGTAGTGCCCGCCGACGCCGAGGCCTTCGCCGCAGCTTCGACCGCGGCACGCGCCTCCTCAGCGGTTCGCGCCGGGAGCTCGGCCAGCGCCGCCACGCGCGCCACTATCTGGTCCATCGCCTCGGCGCCGCTCACGACGTGCCTCGTACGGCCGCGACCTGGGCATCGGTCCATTCATAGGGGCTCTGCTCCGAGTAAAAGAGCGGGCCCCCGCGCTCGACACCATCCGACGACGCGAGATCGGCGCGCAGCGGGAGCTCGTACAAGCCGACTTCGCTGTTCGCGGCCTCCTTGAGGGCCTCGAGAGCTGCCCGCGCGGCCTCGATGATGCGCTCGTCGTGCGCGCCTGGCGCGTACCCAAGCGCTTCGTACGCGTCGCCGGTCACGATCTGCTCGAGCCACATGCACGCCACGTCAGGGGCCGGGCTAGCGAACGGGACCGCGTAGCGCTTCGCGAGCCGCGCGTGAATCTCGGTCGTCCGAAGAGCGAGGCGAGCCGCGACATACCCAGGGCGACGCATCTCGATCGCGTCGACGCTCTCCGGCGGCATGACCGTGCGGAGTCGCCATTGCTCGAAGGTGATCAGAGGGGTCGCCATGCTTTCCTGACACCCCAACCCCGGGGCTCGAGGCCTACCGGGGTCGGTGCGGGTTCTGGGCTGCCTTCAGGTCGCCTTGACCTTGTGGAGCTCGTACGGGTGGCCGTAGCCGACGGACATACGTCCGCGGCACTGCCACTCGAATCGCTGCTGGCGCGCCAGTTGGGCATCGAGACCCGTCGCGCCCGCCCCCTGGCCGGCGTAGTAGTTGATCTCGAAGTCCTTGCGCTTCATGTAGACCAGGCCGCCGATCTCGGTGGTGGCGACGTCCTGGCAACCGATGAAGTACGAGGTGCCGTTCTCGAAACCGGCGAGCTCGTCGGCGATGACCGGCTGGAGGAGACCGAGCGCATCGACCACCGCCTTGACGTCCGCGCCGCCCGCGCCGCCCGTCGCCGCCTGCGCGATGAACGTGGCATTCGTGAGCTGCACCGCGCGCCCCATGTTCTCGGGAGACACGAGGAGCTTGAGCGGACGGAGCCCGCGGGGGTCCTCGCCGTTCGCCGCCTTGATGCTGCGAACGTAGGCGACGACCTTCTGGAGGTTCTGGAACGCGACCTCGACCGAAACCGACGTATCGATCGGGCAGGCTCCCGGATAGATGCCCGACGCGGCGCCCGTGAAGAGGTTCGCGTAGGTGCCCACCGCAACCCGGTTCGGGTTGACCGGGTGCGCGTTGCTGAAGAACGGCACGCCGTCGTACCCGAGGCTCGCCGCGTCGTGCCCGACCTTCAGGGCCTGCACACCCAGCTTCTGCGGGTAGTAGGCCATGTAAGCGCCGATGTTCTTCATCCACTGCGCGCCGACGTCGAGGCCGTTGCCGTCGAGGTCCTCGAACTGCGCGCGCTCGACCTCGAGGCCGCGGCCGTGGTGCTTCGTGGTGAACTCGGCCAAGACCTGCTCGATCCCGGCGTAGTCCATCTGGCCGCCGTCCTCGCCGAGCTCGCCGATCTGGGCGTTCGAGAGGAGCCACGCAAGCACCTCCTTTCGAGACTCCGTCGATTTCTCGATCATGAAGTCCCAAATCCAGATCGACTTCGCGAGCTTCTCGTACGAGTCGACCACGATGATCTTCGAGCGCGTCTCGAAGTCCTGAATGAACTGCAAATTCACGATGGGCATGGCTCAGGACCTTTCAGGGGCTCACGTAGGCGTTGGCGACCCACTTGCCCCCGACCTTCACCGCCGCCACGAGGTGGCGCTTCGATGCGAGGAGGGCAGTTGTCAGGTTGGTCGGACCGGTGGCGTCACGGTATTGGACCGTGTGGCCGTTCTTCGTGCCGTCGGCGGCAAAGAAGACCCGCGTGCCGTCGGGGGCGCCCGATGGAAGCGTGACGGTCGACACGCCCGCCGTGACGGGGACGTCGTAGACCGCATCTTGGATCGTTGCGGCCGCGGTGAGCACGTAGTCGTTCGCCACGAAGGCGATCGGCGTTGGAAGCGGCGCGAGCTGCTTGGGGACGTCGAGCTTTTCGACGAGCACGCCCTTCGTGGGGTGCACCTCCCACACGCGACCGGCGATCGACCGGTTCGCCGCGGTGATGGTGACGGTGTTGTCGTCGAGGTGGTAGCAGAGCTTGCCGACGTCGGACGCGAGCACCGCATCGCCGGCCGTGGCGTTCGGCCACCACTCGGCGCGCACCTCTCGCCCGAGGTCGACGGACACCGGCTTTTCGGCAGCCGTGGCGTTCACGCCGCGGTTGAACGTGCCGATCGCTTGCTGGTTGGGGTCCGAGCTCGCCGGAACGACCTTGCCTGCCCCGTTGAGGCAAGCGCGGGCGCCCTTGAACGCAATCGCGCCGACGGCGAGAAGAAGCGTGATGTCACGGAAGAACTTGAAGGGACGATCTTGGTCCCGAACCTGAGCGGTCATTTCGCACCGTCCTTGCTGGCCTGCGCGGCCCGTCGAGCGATGGAGGCCTGGGCATCGGCCGGGCGCATCGTGCCGAACACGAGTACGTCACCACGGTCGACCACCGCGGCCGAGCGGGGGGCAAGCCCCATGCGGCGGTCCATCTCCGCAGCGTCGGGCGACTGGCTCGACACGGTCGCCCCCTGCGTCGCGCCCACGCTCGCCTTCACGTCGGCCTGCGCGGCCGCCGCGGGGTTGCGCTGCGTGACGGGGATCGTCTTGACGGCCTCGCGGAGAAGCGAGATCGGCGCCTTCGCGAGCACCGAAACGACTTCCTTCGCGAGGTCCGGCCGAGACGCGATGAGCCCGGCGCGCTCGGTCTGCTCCTTGTCGGCCTCGAGGCTCGAGACCTTCTGCGCGAGCCCCTGCACCGTCGCGAGGATGGTGGCGAGGGTCGCGGCCACCGGAGGCTCTTTCTTCTCCTCGCCCGGAGGAGCGTCCGAAGATGCCGTCTTGGTCTCTTCGGCGGTCGTCTCCGAGGTGGTGGTTTCGCTGGTGGGCTCCGCCAGCGAGAGGAGTGCCTTTTTGGCTTTCTCGTCGCCCGCGTCGGCGAGCTTTTGAAGCTCGGCGATCAGCTCTTCGATGGTCATGGACGATTCCTTTGGTGCAGTAGCGAGCGCGGTTACCCGCCACGTCGCCGGGTTGTTCGTTAGCGCCGTGTTCAGATACCGAGTGATCTCACCGCCCTTGTCGCAGTCGTAGGCGGGCGAGAAATAGCGCCACTCGGGAGGGTCCTTTTCGAGCCCGGCCCGGATGGTGTCGGTCCACTCGACGTCGACGGCCCAAAGCTCGGGCTCGCCCGCCTCGTCGGGCCTCGAGGCGAGTCGCATCCAGCCGACCGACTTTCGCGCCTCGGGGGGCGCGTCCGGCGAAAGCGAAAGGTGGTCGACGTCGATCGAAAACAGGTTTCCACGGGCCGCTTGCGTCGAGAGAATCGCTCTCACGCTCGCAGCCGAAAGGGTGTGCGTCCCGTGGTCGGTGACGTTCGGGCCGGCCTTCCAGATGCGAAAGGCAGTCGGAGCCTTGCCGGGCCCCGGCCTCTCGACGGTGCGGGAGTCGTCACGAGCGAGCGCGATCGCAGCGCGGATGCTTCGGGCCTTCATGATGCCGCCTCGAGCTCTCCCGAGTCCTCGGGCTCTGGCGTCCCGCCGATCGGCTGCCACGCCACGCCCCAAGAGTGCGCGCCGTTCTTCCCGGGAATGAGCACGCGCACGCGCTCGACGCCGCAAAGGCGGCACCGGTTCGAGCTCCCGTGCTCGCAGCGAGGGACGCCGTGCTCGGTCATCTCCTCGGCGAGCTTCGCCGCTCCGCTGAGACCGGGGGGCTCATCCGCGTCGACGGTGCTCTCCACGAGCGAGAGCTTCGGCGCGCCTTCCGATGGCTTCGCCGGCGTCACCGCTGGAGCGACCGCGGGACCACCGGCCGCGTCGACCACCGCGACGCCAAAGCGCCGATACTCGGCCACCGCGTCGATGCGCTTGCCGTCGCCGGCAAGGGCAGCGTTCCCCTTCTCGAGGGCGCCCCCGATCGCGACGAGCCCGTTCGCGCGCGAGACAAGCTCGGCGGGCGAGGTCGTATCGTACGTGAGCACCGCGGCGCGCTGTAGGCCCCCCACGCCCCACCGCGAGATCACCCACGGGGGAAGGCACTGCGTGTTGATCGTGTGAGCGAGAGAGGTGGCGGTCGCCGCAATCAGGTCGGCGCGCACCTGCTCGTGAACGTTCCCCGAGGAGAACGCGCCAGAACTGGTAGTGGTGCCGACCTGCCCGAGAACACACACCATGTACTCGATGTTGGCGCGCTCGATGGTCGCGATGAACGACTCGTAGCCGCGGCCGTTCGACTCGATCATCTTCACATCCCAGCCGGGCGGAAGTTCGATGACCGTATTGATTCCCCACGCGATGAGTTTCTGGAGGAAGCCGAGGCGCTGCGCTTCGGTTGCGCCCTGAGGGGCGACCGCCGCGCGCGCCGGGTTCGCGAGCTTGCCCTCCCAATTCGAGTTGTTCAGCTTCGCGTGTGATTTCTCGATGTAGGCGGCCCCGATGGCCCGCCAGAGGCCGTATCGCCACGGCGACACGCGGCCCGCCTCGATGTGGAGCACCCATCGCCCGTCGCCGGGCGTGATTGGCAAAAGCCCCGCTACGCTCGCGTAGTACCACCGGTTTTCCGACCAGCGGAATCGCAAGAACTCGGGCTCGAGTCGGACCAGCACCGGGAAGTCGCGCCCAGGCACCGGCACGAGCTGACCAACGGCTACGCCGAGCATGAGCCCGTCGGTCGCCATCGCCGCGAGCTCGGACGCCGGGAGCATGTCGTCGAAGACGGAGCGCGCGCCGTCGATCTGCGTGAGCGCCGCGATCTGCTCTTCGTCGCCCGCCCACGTCCGAGGAAGCTTCGTCACGCCGCCCATGCGCGCCGAGAGCACGCCGCGCAAAAAGCCGTCGCCGAGAGCCGCGCTCGTGATCTGCGCCGCGATCGAAAGGTCGCCGGTGTCCGCCGCGTACTGCGCGCTTTCGAGATCGCGCAGGTACCACCGAAGCCGCGTTGTCGGGAGCGGCGAGACCTGACCGCCGAGCGCCTTCAGGCGCGCGTCGACCTGCTCGTCTCCGAAGCTCGGCGCCGTCGCGGGCGCAGCGGCGAACGCCGACACGCCCAAGAGCGCGGCCACCGCGTCGCGGATGTTCTCCCGTACGCCCATCACCCGCCCCACACGGCCAGGCCGTCGTACGGGTTGAGCGCGCCGGGCGCGTCGAAGTCGTCAACGTGAGGAACGGCCGTCGCGTCGGCCGCCGCCGCCGCCTCGATCTCGTCGGCCTCCGTGCTCGCGGACTGCCAGCCGTAGACCGAGAGCGTCGCCGCGTCACCCTCGTCAGGCGAGCGACCAAGGATCTTCTTGAGGTCCTTCTTGGGCGTGGCGGAAAGCCGCTCGCGTCCGTCCTTGCACAGGACGTTCACGAAGTCGGGCGCGTTGAGATCCTGGCGAAGCTTCGAGCGCGTGGGAATCGCGCCGCCGGCCTCGACCCAGTCTCGGAACTCGCCCCACACCTCGTCGCGAAGAAGCTGGTATTTCGAGCCGCCGCCTTGCCGCGGCATCTTCGAGCCACGAACGATGACGAGCTCGAAGGCCTCGGGGTCCCGAAGGAGACGCGCCCGAAGCGCGCGCTCGACGTCGATGCCGATCACGCCCTCCGCGTCGAGCGCGATCCTCGGCTTCGCCTCGCGCGGGAGCCGATGAGACTCGAGCAGCGCGAGCGCGTTCTCCACGATGCCGTCGGGCGTGAGCCCTCGCCACGTGAGCAGCGTTCCGATCTTGAGCCCGCGGCGCACGGCAATCGCCGTCTCGTCATTCGTGGTCTTGTCGCCCGCGGGGTCGATGCCGATCTGGAGCTGCCCCTCGAACGCCGTCGCATCCCAGAGCGCTTCCGCGGTGTTGATGGCCTCGGCCGCGACGACCTTGCCCTCAGCACCCGAGTGGAACTCGCCCTTCACTCGGATCGCGTACTCGGGCGAATCCTCGCCGGGGTTCGCCTTCCACTCGGCGATCCAGTCCGGCCCGGCGAGCCCGGGCACAACGTCGGCGCCCGTCGCTCCGCGAGCGTTCGGCGTGTCCTCCGAGCTCGTGTGCAGGCAAAACCAATTCGCCTTCTCGGCGTGGTGCGAGCGGTAGAACCCGCCGCTCGTACGCGTCGGGTTGCCCGCGTAGGCCTTGCGCACGAACCCGCCAGAGCCCGCCGTCGACGTACCGATCGCCTCGAGCACGGGGTCAGGAACGCCGCTCGCCTCGTCGACGAGAACGAGCACGTTCGGCCCGCTGATGCCCTGGACACCCTCGGGCTTCTGGGCGGTCATGCCCCAAACCTTCCGGTCGTCGGAGGCCTCGTGCAGGCCACCGCGGCACGTCGCGTGGAGCTCGCCGCCGATCGGGATGAGCGCGCCGCGATGCAACCGGCGAAGCTCCTTGTAGACCCCGAAGTCGATCTGGGCCTCTTTGACCGCGACGATCGGCACGCACGCGCGCTCGAACGAGCAAAAAAACCAGAGGGCCGCCACGGCGAAAGCCGTGGTCTTTCCGGTTTTGTGTCCCGAGCGCCACGTGACATTTCGGTTGCCCAAGAGCGCAACGAGGAAGTTCCGGAGCGCGTCGGTCACCTGGACGCCGAGCACCTCTCGAGCGAAGCGCACCGGGTCTCGTCGGTACTTCGGCGAAGGCCACGAATGTTCGCGACCACGAGTGGCGATCCGCTCGGCCACATGCGCCAACGCACCAAACGGGTTTCGCTCGCGCCGTCGCGAGCCCCGAGCCCCCATGTGTGCGACGCCTCCGGCCACACCAGGACCGTTCCACACGCCGCGCGCAAACGAGGTTGCGAAACAGGGTTACGGCCCCCCGGTTACGTTCGTTTGTAACCCGACTCCATTTCGACGCGCCGCAGCTCGGCGGCAACGGCCGCCGCCGCCTCGGGATGCCCCGCGAGACCTCGGGCCAAGGCTTGCTCGACCTCGCGCCAAAGGGGGAGCTTGAAAAACCGAGCCCCGAGGTCGAACGCGCCGGTCATCTTGCCCAAGATGGCCAAGGTCTGCCCGAGCGACGCGCGTACGCGGGCCTTCTCCAGCGGGAGCGCGTCGGAGTCCTTCCGGAGCTCGTCCAGCCCTTGGCGAAGGTCGCCCATAAGCTCGTCGGCCATGCTCAGAACCTGGTCCGGGACCGTGGCCCCATGGCCCGCTCCATGCGCAAGGATCGGCGAGCTCGGCGCGACAGGGGCCACCGGCGACACCGGGGATGCCTTCGGCGCGCGCTTCGGAGGCTCTTCGTCCCACGCCGTCACGGGGATCCCGTAGCGCTCCGCGAGCACGGCGCGCGAGGCCTCGTCGGGACGCTTCCGGGCGTTCATCCAGTTCGAGACGGTGACGCGCGACTTGCCGACGACGGCCGCGACGACCTCTTGCGCGAGGCCGGTGCGGGCCAGGAGGACGGCGCCCTGATTACGTTTCATTGGGGGAACGCTCGGGGGTTACAACTTCGGATTTCACGGCCGTTTGCGTGGAAAATCGCCCCCCTCCGGCCACGGAGCCCTCCGCACTGTTACGCCGGGGGGCCGCTACCGAAACCGAACGATGCTGCGCGCGCTCCTCC